TCTCTCAAAGTCATACGTGTCTCGTACCCCATTGTTACTTCAGTGCAGCTAGATGGCAGGCTACAATTTCGAACTAGATTTCCCGACTGTGTTAGACTGGGAATCATGGTACCTTGGGTACAAAAGCAAGCACCCTCAGCTAAACTCTATGTTCACCAACTATGACAGCTTCGCCTCGGGAGTACCAGATCTGACTCAGCTTCAGCAGGAGATGTCAAGACACAAAGACGATCCTAGAGGGCTCAAAGACTCTATCTTTGGACGTGCTGTAGTCAAATTGACAGAGCATGCTGCTCCTATAAAGGAATGTGCCTGGCTTGTGAATAAAACATTTATCACTGACGCCCTTCAATGGTTTGAGACTAATAAGGATCAAGACTATGTGAAGATCTGGGACGCTAGTTACACTACATTGATGTCTTCGCTGCCTAGCCTTGAACAGGTGCAGGCTTATCAGAGGGCTGCCATCAAGTTCAGGCAAAATGTTCTGATGCCCAAAGACACTGCATTCCAGACTCTCGGAGGGGAAGTCCTTGTCAATTATAAGGTAAATAAAACCATCATCACCTCTGTCTTAGACATGCTCAAAGACATGGAAAACAAAAGGTCTGCTCTCAGGGATCCAAGTGGTGCACCTAGTTCCAACAGAAAGGAAACCATTGATGTCAACTCAAAGTGGATGATGGGCTGGCTCAATGACGAGGCTGCTCTTCTTGACATGCCTCCCTGGGGAGCATGGGACAAAACAAGTGCTAGAGGACTTCCAATCGCTTTGACTTCGATTGTCAAGTCTGAACAGGTCTTAAAGGTGGATCTGACTGACACTGTCAATGACAAGAAGGCAAGAATTGCCCGCCTTATGAGCCTTAAAACAGATGAGGCCAAAGACTTTGACACTGATGCTATCAGGAAAATGCATGATGTTCTGGATAAATGGAGCACCTTTAAGACATCACTAAAAGCTACACCAGCCCAGACAGGAGAACCTGGCTTCGGACAACAGGCAGCAGCTTTAGACACAGTTTTTTCTGCCTGTTACTGGCTGTGGAAGTCTGGAGTTTCAGTCAACTCATTTCCCGCCTTGTCAAAGTTCCTGCATGAGCTTGGCAGCAAGGTAGTAGGTAAGACTAAACTTGCCTCAGTACTTAAGGCATGTGGATGGAAGTGGGGAAAAGGTCTGCTGAACATCATGTCTATCGGGAACTTTAACGGCAACAAAATCCATATGCATCCTGCCGTACTGACAGCTGGGAGAATGTCATCTGACATGGTCATTTCATTTGGATCAGTTCCTGCATACAATGCTGACCTTGCAGAAGAGTCTGTAGGCAGTATTAGGAGCATTTTGAATTTTGAGACAAACAGGAGAAACAGCTGTGCTGAAGGAATCGTGAAGCTCTGGGATGTCTTTTGTGCTGGATATGAATATCAGGAAGAAGAAATCGTCCCTCCTGAACACATGCTGCATCAGTCCTTCCTTGGGAAAGTTTCTCCTTTCCAAAATGTGTCCAAGCGTGAAGGAGATGCACTCAAAGTGCACATCACTTCCTAAGTTACACACTGCAGCTTCATAATACAAATCAAAAGGTAGCTTAATATTAATGCACATCACTATACTTATAAGCAGCTATTGTAATCACTTGCATTAACACTCTACTTTAATTTACCTTCTTTTCTTCACCTTATTCCATTCATTTTATTCTATTTTGTCACTTTGCTTCACCAGCATTGATTAGGTAAAATTTGGGGTGTGAGACAACATTATCTT